CCAAAACCATGGCGGATTCAGCTCCCGCGGCGAACGAAAGGAGCATGCGGCAAATGCCGTTGACGAACGAAGTCATGTATGTGCCCGAAGGCATCATACCAGGGTTGGTGCTGACTATTAAATCAGAGCCAACTATGTACACAGGCCGCGCAGAAAGAACCGCCCAAACATTTGATAAGTGGCGGAACTCCTCCACAGGGCCGCCAATAGCGCAATCAGCTATGACGTCAGCTGCATACTCCATAGTCTCAGCAGCCAGCCGTCGCTCCCAGCCACTGACGTCGCTGGCAGTGGGTCCAACACCCACGGAGCGGGAAATAGCCTTAACCTTTTGGGTGACGGCTAAATTGTGCTCATAAGAGCGACCAAAACCAACCATGTTTCCATAATTGGGATAATTGGCCTTCTCATTGCTACAAAAGTCGTGGAACACGATTCTCTCCACCAACTGATCAACAATAGAGATAGCCATAATCAGTCGCGGTGTGTTGATCTTGCGACTGGGATGCATTTCGTTCTTCACGAACGGTCGGACTGGATCTCGGAGGCCCCAGCGGACGGCCCGGGTTGGGTCGGCGCGGATTGCGTCGAGGTCACTGCTGGACAACTGTTCCCAGAGTTGGACACGTCTGAGGGCTTCGTCGACGATGACGTCAAAGTGCTTGGCAAGGACATCTTTGTTGGAGCCGCCAAGGTGGCACCATGGGTAGCCGGGATGGGAATCCGGGGATATGTCTTGCGCTCTGGCACAAGCATAAATTCTCCGTGCTTGTTCGGCACAACGCGATAAGTGCCGTCCAACACGCCAGGATGCGACAAAAGTTCTAACTTTCGCTTTTGCGCCATCAACTCTTCCTCTGGGGATCTTCGCACGCGGGGTGTCGTGGTAGTACTTGAGACTGGCGGCAATCGCTTCTTTGTTTCTGGCGGGGAGTGCAAAGTCTCCGACTGGCTCCCAGCGCTCTCGAGCGTTAGCGAGCTCATCTGTTTCGTAAGGCTCGGCTGCTGGGGAGACGATTGGCTTTGCAACCCCTGAGTAGACGAGGGCGCCGAGGTAGCCGGTGACGGCCCAGGTGTAGGAGGCAATAAGCCGCGGGATCGAAGCCACTCCTCGTTCATCGCCATCAACCGGCGAAATGCTGCCATCTCGGCTGGGGTAGGATCCCGGTTGGGGTCCTCCGGCGTTTCCGCCTGTGTCGCCAGGGCAGACCCCGGCATGCTGGGGTCCGCACTGGGGTCCTCTTGGATCTCCTCGATCTTAGCTTCATAGCGCTTACCACCTTTGTTATGTTTCTCGAACTTTGCGCGGTCTTCATTGTTCTTCATACCACGCGTGTACTCATCGTACGACCCTTGCCACTCACGGGAGTTCTTCTCGCCTGGGGCGTCGGAGTCAGTGTCGCGGCCGAACGGGACATGGTGAGCCCACCGCTCGGCCGGGGTGCTGTCGTCCCACCGGCGACGCTCTTCGTCTTCGTACTCATCCTGCCAATACTCATCTTCGCCTGAGTAATAGTTCTCGGTTTTCTTCCCAATGGGGTACTTCATGACGCGGTAGTCATCGTCTATCACGCCTGCACGCACCAGGACTTGCCTGAGGTCAACACCGTGGTTGGAGCCGTCATCTGTGCAGCCCAAGTGTATGCCGTACACAGTTGCCTGTGAAGGCGCTGTAATAGGGCCGCCTGACCAGCCACCAGAAGTGGTAGACTTATGTGCGAACCCAAAACGAGCGAAGTCTCTCGAGACTCCGTCAGTGACACCCCAGCAGCCAAAATAACCATACTTGCCCGTAGCAGGGCAAACAGGACCGGTGGTTGATAGAGGTACATTGCGTCGCAATTTAGCGGTCTCAAGCCTGACGGGCTTAAGGCTGGTTCCCGTCGGCGATCGGATGACATTCATTATCCGAGGTTCGATAAACGACCACGCGACATCATTGTCTGCGTCTTCGGAAAACGCTGGAATCGGAATAGGCTTGGCGTTCTCCGGCCAATCAGAGGCCGCGCACATATGCGTAGCCCCGCCGTTCTGCGAAAGAACATGACAGGCGGTCACAAGTAAGTTTTTGTAAACCCCGTCTTTCCGTACATTCAAAACAACTCCAGCTCCTGCCAGACAATAACCGGTCTCAGTGCCAGGTTGTGAACGCAACATGACTACGCAACCCTGCCTCACTGTGCAAGCATTTGTCACTTTGTAGACAGAGGAGCCGGGCTGAACAGCCTCAAAAGTTGCACGCACCTTCGAAAGGGCAGCGAACACGATGGGATTCTCCTTGGAGAAATTGACAGTCTTGTTGTAATACGTCGTGTCCAAGAAAACCATGGGAATGGCGGAGGCCCACCTGGGCAACGACAAAACAACGTTCAAGTACGTAGAAAGCTGGGTCGGTATATCTGTGAAAATAATCCTAACCAAACTAGCGCACACAGAACAAGTAAATGCCACGACAGCAGCATAAACTGGTGATAAAACTGCGATCACAAGGATTGCGTATTGCGGAAAGGCCTGTGTCACCAAATACTTGGTGCTTTGATACAACACGTCCACGCACAAATAAATGGCATAGAGATAGTTGTAAAGCACAACCAAACACATGTGGGCGTAAGCGCACAACAACTCCGCGATGTTATATAATTGTTGCGTGATCCACTCATAGACAGGCCACACCAAGTCTCTAAGAGGCTGGATGTACCTATCGGTGGCTCGGGCCACCATAACGAACGCAGCACCAAAGCTGGGCTCTTGGTCAGGACGGACCAATACAGTCGGCTTATCCACTCGCAGGCGGTAAAGCATCTGTTGATAACGCGCCGCGTCTGAATACATCGGCGCTATCGTCTCCCGCATTGCCGCACTAGTGTTGTTGTTGGCAAACGCGGGGCATAATACGGCCAAAAGGAGCGGAATGGCGTAGGCGTACTTAATCGCTTTCAGCTGGCCAGTTCGACGGTGTTTAAAAACCACTCTTGTCTCGACAACTGCCGCCTGATAGCCGTCCATTGTGGGAATGTCCAGCGCACCATCAGCAACCTTGCGTTTCACAGCTCTGAGGGCGCGTGAGCGCTTTGTGTCGAAGATCTCGGTTCCGGTAACTGTCTCGGGTAAGATCGGGACCTGTGGGTAAACCGTAGTCTCCAATCCATTTTCCATGCGCACGCACGGTGCTTTCGTCATTGACTGGGCCATGAAGGTCCAACCGCCTTGGGGGATACGAACAGGGTGGTCGCCGTCTGGGGCGTCCAAAGTGTAGGTCAGGGCTAATGTCTTCTTTTCCGGCCCCTGTGGATGTCTGCCAGGCTGCAGGAATATTGTCTTCTCTGCAGACCCGGTTCCGAACGTGGCCTTAAAAGGCCTAACGACGGAGGTCTTTGGCCTGAAGCCACCAGAAAACGGGCCAGAGTACTCAGCGTTCCTATTCAGAACTCTGACCAACTTGCCCAGGGACAGAACGGGCTGGACGATGATCTGTCCGGCCGCATAAAGAGCCGACCTCGTGAGCAAGGCGGCTTTCTCAGACGCCACACAGGCAACCCCAGCAAGCAGCATAAGAGCTGCTACGGGGGAGCCAACGCGGGCCCCGTCTCCGGCTTGCGGTCCCC